GGGGACGGGATGCTGGCCGCGGCCATCTTTAAAGATAAATTTCTATTTAATAAATCCAGTGATGAGTGGCTTTCCTGGCAAGATCATCATTGGGATCGGGATATTATGGCCCGATCAAAAGCATCTGTAGAAAAAGTGGCCCAGGAATATCTGGGCGAGGCCTCCAGAATCGTTGGGCGCATCGGTGAAGCGATCGAGAAAAAAGACAGGGAAACCCAGACAAAACTGCAGGATGTTCAGGAGAAAATTTATAAACGCGTTGGCCGGTTGCGATCCGAAAGAGGACGGGTTAATGCTTTAAAATTTGCCCATACCAATATTGAAAACCAGGTTTCTATTAAAGGGGATGAATTAGATACGAACCCTTATCTATTGGGATGTAAAAACGGTGTTATTAATTTACGCACCGGTGAGCTTCGACCCGGACGGCCGGATGATTTTATTTCTAAGGCCAGCCCTTTTGAATTTACCGGAATCGACACGCCGGCGCCTGCCTGGGAAGAATTTTTAAAACAGGTTTTAGTAGTAATCGAATACCCGGAAGATCAGGAAAAAGAACCGATCGTTAAAGAACACCCGCCGCTGGTTGATTATATCCAGCGCCTTTTTGGCTATGCTACCGCAGGATTAACTACCGAACATTTTTTATTTATTTTTCACGGCCAGGGCTGGAACGGCAAGGGTACGATAATAGAAACCATATCCCATGTTTTAGGTAATTATATGGGGCCTATTCAATCCGAGATGTTATTACATCAAGGCCATATGAAAAGTTCTGCAGGTCCTTCTCCAGATATTATGTCTTTGCGCGGACTCCGGATCGCATTTGCATCTGAAACCGAACAGGGCCGCCGGTTTTCCTTATCGCGCGTGAAATGGCTGACCGGCGGCGACACATTAAAAGGCCGTCACCCCCATGATAAATACGAGACGGAATTCATCCCCACACATACGTTATTTTTAATGACCAATTCCAAACCCGATGTATCCAATGACGATTTTGCATTTTGGGAGCGCGTCCACCTGGTGCCTTTTGGATTATCATTCGTTCTTAGAGAGCCTGAAAAATTTAACGAACGATGGGCGGATAAGGATTTAAGAGAAAATTTATTAAAAGAAGGGCCAGGGATATTAGCATGGCTGGTCCGTGGATATTTAGATTATCAGCAAAAAAAAGGACTTATGCCGCCGCCTGTGGTTATCGACGCTACAAAACAGTATCGCAGAGACGAAGATCAATTAGGCCACTTTTTAAAAGAATGTTGTCTTATAGATCCGGGAAAGGAAGCCACGGCTAAAGAATTATATGATCGCTTTCGGGTGTGGTGGGGAATCAATGTTTCCCGGAAAGTTCTATCCCAAAAAAAATTCGGTAGCATGATGGTGAAAAAATTCAAGCGATCCAAATCCGGAACTTACCGCTATTTCGGATTGACTTTAAACCCGGATTGGGAGGGAGATTCGGATTAGGAAAATAATGTAATATTTTTAAACGATTTATTTAAAATTATAAAAATGTGTAAAAAAGGTAATAAAAACAGAGCGAATTTCGTGGACCATTGCTTTAATCGCTTAAAATCTAATTTTTTAATATTCTGGATAGGTTATATATATTTCCGTGTTTGGTTTCGGACGATAGAGGGGTAAATATTGATAAATCGAAAAAACGATATATAGAAACTGTTTTTTCCACTTTATCAATATTTACCCCTCTATCATCCAAATAATAAATAAAGGATAGATAAGTATTTAAAATAATAATAAAAAAGAAAATGGACCATTAAAGGAGGGAAAAATGGAGTTAAAAATAATCAATAAAACCGGTTTTGGACGTCATACAAAAATTATTGTGATGGATAAAGATGAAGAAATCGGTCAATTATCATGTGTCCGTTCGATTAATTTTGACTGTATTGACGCCGAAAAACATATCGTCGCAAATTTGCGATGTTATATAAAAAATATAAAACTACTCGCACGGCCCAAAAAAGAAACACTTTCTATTTTACACTATATTCATAACAGGCACGAAATGGAACGCATGGGTCTGGGGCGAATTAATTAAATGAACGCGCTGGATTTATATCGATCAAAAGGTCTGGATCCCAAAAAAGTGGCATCCACCCACGGCGGGGAGTACTGCGGTCCATGCCCGGGATGCGGTGGCTATGATCGCTTTAGAATATGGCCAGCACAAAACAACGGCGATGGCTCTTTTTTCTGCAGGGGTTGTCAAAAAGCCGGGGACCGGATCACGTTTTTAATGGAATTTGACGGCAAAACTTATCCGGAGGCCTGCAGGGCGCTGGATATTCAAATAGAAGATCAGGCTTATCGCACACCGCGGCCGCCAGCGCCCTCGAGTGGTAAAAAATTAAAAATGGAACATAAAAAAGCAAAAGAGACAGAAATACCTCCGGATCCTTGGCTGGAACGGGCAGAACACCTGGTGGCCTGGGCCCATGAAAAACTATTAGAAAATGACGAGCAGCTCACCTGGTTGAATGATCGCGGCATCGATCGGCAAACTATTGAAAAATTCCGTCTGGGGTGGAACCCCGGAAAAGGCGGCAAGGATCCTCGAATATTTCGTCCGCGGGAGTCATGGGGCCTGCCCACGGAAATGAAAAAAAATAAAAACGATAAGCTGGTCAAAAAACGATTGTGGATCCCGCGAGGCCTGATCATCCCCTGGCCGGCCGATCCGGTTCGCCGAATCCGCATCCGCCGCCTCGAGTACGAGCCGAAATATTACGTTCTCCCGGGATCGGCTATGGATATGATGGTTCTTGGTGATGATGACCGGGCTTTTCTTATAATCGAGTCGGAACTGGATGCCATTATGTGCCACATACTGGCCTCAGGTTTATGCACCATGCTTGCCTTGGGATCCTCATCCGCTAAACCCGGTGAAAAATTAATGGAAAGGCTTAATAAATCAGCATTGATCCTATTGGGCTTGGATTATGACGATGCTGGCAAAAAGGCCATACGATGGTGGAAGGAAGAATTTGATCAGGTCAAGATATGGCCGGTACCGGATGGCGGGGATCCTGGAGATGCATATCAACTCGGTTTTGATATTAGAAACTGGATACGCTGCGGATTACCGGCCGCATGGTTTATTCGCGGACCCACAAAACAACCTGTCGGACCATCTGTTTTGGATAATAAAAAAAAGAAGGATGACCAGGATATAAACGCCGTATCGAAGGACCAGGAAACGGATCCGGTGGAAGAACTGGCCCGGTTATTAAAAATACATCCTGTGACTATTCATAATACTTTGGAGCAAACCTATATTGCGGCATCATTGCAATGGCAGGAAAAACACTGGCAAATTTACCAGCGAATTTCCAGGCTGGTATTTTCAACGCCGGAAGTTTTTAGATTTATTTGCATGCACCCGGATACCAAAATTACCGGGCAAAATATTAAGGGCGAACAAACATTATGAAACCAAAAATTAAAATCAATAAAAAAAAAGTGGATCCCAAGATACTCAAAGAATATCCAAAAAATTATAATAAACACCCCGAAAGCCAAATCCATGAATTAAAAAAATCCCTTAAAAGATTTGGACAATTTAAACAGATTATCGTCTGGAATGATTTTGTAATTGCCGGAAACGGCGTGAGAAAGGCCGCCATTGAACAGGGTATGGATCAAGTGGAAATAAACGATCTAAGCCATCTTAGCAAAACAGAGGCCGAGGCGTTATTGCTGGCAGACAATATCACCGCTTATCAGTCAGAACTCGATAAGGATTTATTAAATGATCTTATAGATTCTCTGGATCTGGATGTCCCAGGACTGACCGATGGTTTTTTGGAAGATTTTATGATCGTTAAAGACATAAAAGAACAAATGGAAGAAAAAGAGATCAATATAAAACCCTTCAAAAAAATTCATGTGCTTTTATCTTTTCATCCGGATCTATTCATAAAAGTACAATCCATATTAAACAAACTAATTGAAATACCCGGGGTTGAATATGAGCAAGGGGCAAACTGATAATACATATTTTTATGATAAAGTGGCCATGCGTATTAATCACTTACCTGTAAAGAAAAATATTACAGTACTGGACGCATATTGCGGAGAAAATAAAATCTGGAAAACTATTGAAAAACAGACAAACAAAAATATTAAAATAGTTCCGATAGATATTAAAAATAAAAAAGGCATTTATTTAAAAGGGGACAATATAAAATATATGATGGCTATGGATTTGAGCCGGTTTGATATCATCGATCTGGATGCATATGGAGTGCCGTATCATCAACTTAAATTAATATTTAAAACCCGTGCAACCCAAAAAATCAAATGCACGGTTTTTGTTACTTTCAATCAAACGGTATTCGGACAATTACCCAAAAACTTTTTAAAAGATCTGGGTTATACATCCAAAATGGTTAAAAAATGCCCAAGCCTTTTTAATGTCAACGGCCTGGACAAGATGATTCAATATTTAGCTCTTAATGGAATAAAAAAAATATATTTAAGAAGTAAAAACAGAATAAATTATTTTTGCTTTAAAATATAAAAAATGTAGTATTTTTAATAAGATATATCATTTTAATTATTGATTTTTTTACTTAAATATCCTATAATAAAAGAAAATTTATAGGAGGTTTTTAAATGACAATTATATATACACCGCGAGGAAAAGCCCGGGAATATTCACCACTGGCGGCCAATTTATATACGGGATGTGATCACCAATGCATATATTGTTATGTTCAAGGCATACCTTTTATAGAGCATTCGGAGCAAATGAAACCCAAAAAACAAATCATCGATCGTTTAAAAAAACAGATCAAAAAAAATAAATTAAAAAAATTACAAGTTTTATTGTCATTTACCCATGATCCCTATGGCCATGCGGAAGAAAAATACCGATTAACCCGAAAAGCACTCATTGAATTATTTGCGGCCGGATATCCGGTATCCATACTCTCCAAGGGCGGCCGGCGCATTTTAATGGATTTAGATCTTTTTCAAAAATACAGTCATTTGGTTAAAATCGGCGCGACCCTGACATTTATAACTAACGAAAAAAGCCTTTATTATGAACCTTGTGCAGCCCTGCCGGCGGAACGATTTGAAGTTTTAAAAAACATACATAAGCAAAACATCAAAACATGGGCCAGCCTGGAACCGGTTATAGATCCTGATCAAACCATTGAAATAATAAAGACAACTCATCAATATGTGGATGAATATCAAATCGGGAAAATAAATTATCGATATCAGCCCAAAGATGTGGACTGGTCGGATTTTATGGTGCGGGTAGTATCTGTATTAAGAAAATATGAAAAATCTTTTTATATCAAAAAGGTTATGTGGCCCTATTGTGAAAATGTCGAACTGCTTTCCCAAGAAAAAGACATGGACCGTCTGACATTAAAAACTGTTTAGCCAAAAAAGCATGGAAGAAAACGCATTAGAACTTGTTGAAAAACTACAACAAAGGGAATTGACCATCCTTATTGCAGCCAAAAAAAAAGCCCAGGATGATGCCATTTCCAAACCCACCGCCCAAAACCTTGAAGCACTCGATAAGGCCACCAAGATGCTGGCCGAATATTTAAACCCCCAGGAAAAAGACGAGCCGAGTTTTGAGAATCGACTGGAAGTATTAAAACATTTAAAACGCCTGGGATATAAAATCGGTAAAAGCAAACTATATCAGGATGTCAAAGCAAGAAAACTCCGGATCCAAAGCGATGGGTCTGTACTGGAAAGCGATATTAAGAATTATGTTTCCACGGCCGGCCTGGTCAAACCCGATCAACTACAATACGAGTTCGAATCCAGCAAGCTCACCCGCAAAAAACAAAAAAGCGAAGTTCAAAAACTCGCGGCACAAGTGGAAAAGCTGGATTTTGAAAACAGGATTTTAAGAAAAGAATATGTCCGGCGAGACCAGGTGGAAACAGAACAGGCCATCAAGGCCGGCGCCCTTATGGCCGGGCTAAATCACACATTTCGCACTTTTAGCCGAGACGCCATTCAACTGGTTAATGGAGAATTAAAACACAACCAGGCGTTAATCAGTTTCTGGATTACAAAAACCGAGGATTTGTTCGACGAATTCGCCCGGATGGATGAAATTCAAGTAAAATTTAAAAATTAAACCATGAAATTATTCGAGCAACCCATATCCATCGATCCCAAATGGATCCCAGCCGATATATCAGATCTGGAAAAACACCATTATTCTTTCAAGTTAAAGTCCGGCGAAAAAAAAATATTCCGGAAGAAAAAGCAAATTTTATGCAGTCGATGGGCGGAAGATCATCGCGTGGTCACAATGAGTTCGATGCCCGGCCCCTGGCGAAATACTACAACGCCTTATTTAAGCGGTATTATGGACGCCTCTTTTTTTCCGTCCGTGGAAACTGTGATCATCTGCAAGGCACCTCAAACCGGCGGTTCTGAGGCGGTCAACAATTGCATCGGATACGCCATTGATCGGCGGCCCGGATCCGCGCTTTTTATCTACCCGGATGAACAAACCGGGCGTGAGAATTCAAAGGACCGGATCGGTGATATGATCTTAACAAGCCCCCGTCTTAAAGAATACCATACGGGTGCGGACGAGGATATTTCATTTTGCCGAATCAATTTAAAACACATGCAAATTTATATGGGCTGGGCACGATCGGCGGCCCGCCTGGGCAACAAACCCTTGCCCTATGTAGTATTTGACGAGATCGACAAATATCCGGATACAGCCGGAAAAAAAGAGGCATCCCCCATTGCCCTGGGCGAAAAGCGGGCGCGCACATACCGGGGTTTTCGAAAAATCTGGAAATTTTCCTCGCCCACCATCGAAAGCGGACATGTATGGACGGCCATGTGTTCCGAGGCCCAGATGATATTTGTCTATCTGGTTCAATGTCCGGAATGCGGCGCCCTCCAACATATGGTTTGTGATCAAGATCATTTTAAAATACCCGAGGATGAACGGGATCCAAATGTGATCGAGGCGCAAAACCTGGCCTGGTACGAATGCGACGTATGCCGGGCAAAATGGGACGACGGCCTGCGGGACGAGGCCGTTCAAAACGGCCAATGGCGGACCGGTTTTATCAAGGACGGCGCGGTTCATTATGAAGAAAATTCTATGTCGTTAATGGACTATCTTCATGCATACAAACCCCAAAAAATCGGGTTTCACATTCCATCCTGGCTATCCCATTTCGTGGGGTTGTCCGAAATCATGGCCAGATTATTAAAAGGAACAAAAGATAAAACCGCGCTTAAAGATTTTATGAATAATGACGAGGCCCTGCCTTGGAAACATTACGAGGTCATCAGAAAAGAGGAGACCATTCTGGCCCTATGCGATGACCGGCCCCGTGGACGAATCCCGGGCGGCGGAGTGGTGGCTGGCCTGGTGGCCGGCGTGGACACCCAGGACTATGGATTTTGGTACTGGATTCGGGCATTCTCATATGGCGGTCCCGAACTGCTCAAAGAATCCTGGGGGGTTCGAGAGGGATATGTCACCACCTGGGGCGCCCTGGAACAAGTCCTTTGGAAAGATAAATATATGGATGAGGACGGAAATATTTATATCATTTCCATGACGATCCAGGACGCCGGTGGCCACCGAACATCTGAAGTATATAGATTCTGCATTCAACATCGAGACAAAATCTATCCATCTTTCGGACGGCAAAAAATGGCCCAAAGCCACACCTGGACCAATCTTGAATATTTTCCCGGCAAGAAAAAACCCATCCCCGGCGGCCTTAAAGGTATCAATATAAATACCAATTACTATAAAGACGAGCTTTCCGGCCTGTTGGAAATCTCGCCGGCGGATCCCGGGGCCTGGCATGAAAACGCGGATTTTTCCGAAGCCTTTGCCAGCCACATGACATCAGAATTTATCAACGAAAAAGGCGTATGGGATTGCCCATCTGGAAAAGCAAACCATCTGTGGGATTGCGCGGTCCTGTGTCTATGCGCCCATGATATTTTGGGGATGATACATTGGGATAAAGTTGGCCTGGGCGGACCGTCCAGAGCAGCTCTGGCAAAAACTGATACTGCAGCCAGAAGTCGCGGAATTTCCAATGATCGCGCCAAGATCCGAAATTATGAACGGCCGAGCTGGTTGAAAAACAGATGAATGATGTCAAGTTTGTTCAAAAATAAAAATGTTGATTAAGCCATTAATGGTTAGAAAACCATGAAGTTCAAGCGAGTCAGTTTCGTTTAGAAAACCAGGAACGGAAAGCGAGCCAGAAGGCGTCAGAAAACCACGAAGTTCAAGCGAGTCAGGAAACACGAGAAAACCAGAAATAATAAGCGAGTCAGAGCGGGCGAGAAAACCACGGCACTTAAGCGAGCCAGGGCGCGTTAGAAAACCAAAAAATTCAAGCGAGTCATAATGTTTTAGAAAACCAAAAGACAAAAGCGAAAAAGAACAAAGAGGCTATTATGAAAAAAGAAATTAGACCATTGGTAAGGGGATTTTATGACATCCAAAAACTCAGACCGAAACATAAAGAGAAATCTGATATGCATCGGCATAATATGGCCAATAGATATATGATTAAAAGATTTATAGTAGACCTGTATATTGAAT